CTGGACCACAAGGCATAACTGGACCACAAGGCATAACTGGACCACAAGGCATAACTGGACCACAAGGCATAACTGGACCACAAGGCATAACTGGACCACAAGGACCACAAGGCATAACTGGACCACAAGGACCACAAGGCATAACTGGACCACAAGGACCACAAGGGCCTACTGGAGATACCGGACCACAAGGACCAAGTGGAGCATCAGGTAGTCCATTTGGAGGCGGTATATTCACAGGCACCATCACCGTTAAAGGTCTTAATGAAACTGTTTATAACTGGGGCAATTTGCCTGCTGGCACTTATACTCCAGATGTTTCAAGTGGCACCGTTCATAAAATGACACTGACTGGTAATGTCACAATCAACTCATTTGCCAATGCCACAACAGGCAGCAATATCACAATGATTATGACACAGGACTCAACAGGAACCAGACTATTATCTTCTACTATGAAGTTTGCTGGTAGCAATCGATTATTAAGCACAACCACAGCCAGTATAGATTTGGTTCAGGTATTTTATGATGGCAGCACTTATTATGCCAGTCTCAACAGAGGATTTGCCTAATGCCATTTATTAGCCACGCTATTGGAATGCCACCGCCCATATATAGTATTTTTTTAACAGAAGGCAATAGTCCTGTCAATATATTTCGCTGGTATCAAGTTCAAGGCGATTATATTAAATTTATTGCTACCTATACACCAGTAGGATCAGGAACCGTTCAAAATGTTATAATGAATAATCCTGGCAGCAGTGTATTGGCGTTAAGTGCCAATAGTCCATACATATATTTTTATAATAGAACTGGAACAAATTTAACATTATTATCAACTCCAGTTTGGTCAGGAGGAAACGGATTAGGCGGTGCTTGGAGTCCTGATAGTAATAGCATAATGATAAGTGGTGCTAATGCCCCATATACTTGGATTTACAATAGATCGGGTAATACTTTTGAAAGAACTACCAGCACCAGTTGGACTGGTCAATTTACACAGGCCAATGCCGGAGCGTGGAGTCCAGATGGCAAAAGCATAGCAATAACTACCAATGCTTCACCATTTATTAAAGTATTCAATAGAACTGGCACTGACACATTCGCTTTAATCAGCACCAGCAGTTTCGTAGGTGGATTGCCAACAGGAACCAGTTATTGGTGTGCGTGGAATCACGATGGCAGCAGTTTGGCTATGTGCGGTCCTGTCAGTCCATACATAACCATTTACAATAGATCAGGTGATACATTTACCAAATTGTCTAATCCGGCCACTCTGCCAACCGGAGCAGTGGCCAATATTGATTGGAGTCCAGATGGTGGTAGGTTGCTGATTGGTTGTAATGTGGCACCGCGATTCTATGCTTATAATCGTTCAGGTGATACATTTACCAAAATTGCCACACCTGCTCAACAACCAGCCAATAACCCAACTGGGTTAAAAATTAGCGGAACTGGTGATTTGGTAGTGTATGGGGTATATTTGAATCCTACTATATTTTATAGATTTACGGGAACTGCTACATATACATTATTAAACGGACCATCTACTAATACCAATTATTCAAAACAAGTAGAAGTGTGGCCAGGGAGATATTAAACAATGACAACAACATCAACAACTATAACTTATGTGTGGGCAATAACGGGACTTACCACTGTCAATAGCAATCCACAATATCCACAAGCAGTGAATAATGTTATGTGGATGCTGACTGCTAATCGCGGATATGTATTAAATGATCAAGCAGTCACATTAGAAGGAGTTGTGGCAGGAAATCAAATAGTTCCTAATCCCACCGATCCCAACACATATATTAATTTTAACAATCTAACTGAATCTGAAATAGTCACGTGGGTTCAAACACAATTGGGTTCAGATGCCGTTGTTCAATATGAAAATCAAGCAGTGGCCAATATACAAAGCCAAATAGATATATTTGAAACTGCTGCCCAATACCAACCATTACCTTGGAGAACATCGTGATTGATATAGAAAAGGAAAATCTCGCAGCCCACGTAGAATTATGTGCTCAAAGATATGCTGAAATTGGGGCAAGATTCGACAAAATAGAGGCTAAATTAGAAGAATTATCAGCCAAAATAGAACAAAATCGTGGCGAATTAGCCAAGACAATTATAACCAGTGCTGTAGGTATTAGCGGGGCCATAATCAGTCTAATAATCACCATTTTAATGAAGTTTTAAGGTGCAGATTGGATAAGCAAAGATTTGACGAATTATTAAACCAGCATTGTGTAAAAGCCTATAAGAATGGCAAGACTGTGCCAAATAGATTTGATAATGATGATGAACCGCGTTGGCGTGGTAAAAATCCCACAGAAAGACAGAACTTGGTTATTAGAAGTGGCAGGTTGGTTGAAGTTGAAAAGTTCAGTGGTATAAGGCCGTACCCTGTGGCACGATTTACCAGGTAAAATAATTTAAAATAATCATTGACAACGGACTATTAGACTGTATAATAAATAGTATTGCGGAACAGGAATAAAAAAAAGAATACTCCTTAAGTCATTTCAGTTCTGTTCTGCAATACATCGCATTGTTTCTCGCACAAATAACGCAATGTTATTCAAACGCTCCTTGTTTGGAATCCCCCTTAATTGGGGGATTTTTTTTCTAAAAATATTTTAAAAAAAGTCTTGTTTTGTGCTGCTGTTTGCTGTATAGTATAAATACTGTTGCGAGAAACATATGAACACACTATCTAAAGCAGAAAAAACACGCATACTCACTGAATGGTGTCGTGAGCAGGGCATTAAAAGTGCTGACTTGGGATGTAGCACAGCAATGACTGAAGATGGGCGATTAAGACCTTATCAAAATGCTCATCCTGCTATAGATGATGTGATCATTTTGTTAAGATTAAAAAAGGAGTTCTGGAGTGTATATAGGCGTGATCAAAAAACTCTATATTCAAATCTTTGGAACTACGCATATGTAAAGCAAATGCCATTTAAGGCTAACCATTTAAGACAAGTGGAAAGTCTATATAACACTGGCATTTGGAGAATACAAGATAGGCAAAAACAAAAACTCAAGGCACAACGCATTATGGCACAAAGAAGGCAATTGCTAACGCATCAAGAATAACGGGAAATGTATATAATGGCTAAAGATTTTCCCCGCTTCCTAAGTTTCTCTATTAGGCTTAGGGTTAAAAGTGGATTCGCCGACCCGCTGGTGTAAAAGCCAGGTCAGTTCAACATAAAAGATCGTCTGATTAAAGAGGGTAGTAGAGTTCCCTGTGGTATGTCCAAAAACAAATTAGGGCTTGCTGTAGGAATGGTTAGGTCTAGTGCGTGAGCATTTTTTTTGTTCACCTGCTAGACTTAGCCATTCCTATGGCTAGGCCAATCAAGTATTAGTTTATTTTTGAACATATCATATTATTATACATTACACCAGTAATCAATAATTTTAGTTTGAGCAGTTCTAAATAAAAAGAAGAAATACAGTAAGTGGTATAACTGAGCGTAGCGAAGTTATAACACAGATTAAATGCGAAGCAGTTAATCTCCCTAATAGGGATTACTTACACACATACACATAACACCCCCAGTGTTGTAAAAAAACAACATTTACTCAAACACATTGACACACACCACGAGTGATAGTAAAATAAAGTAGTGTAGGAATACACACATCACTAACTTAAGGAGAATACCCAGTGATACATCGAGTAAGAGCCAGTGTTTGGTATAATGAAGAGGAAACAGTCGCTACCTGTTATATTCAAGTAGATGACAAAAAGGACAAGATTGCTATGACATTCCATTATAGTAATTTTGATAATGGAGTAGGAACTGCCACACGCATTCGCAGTCAATCTACCCGAACACCTATTGATGGTGTTAGTGCTACATTAGAAGTGCCCTATGAGGAAGATGAAGAACCTATTTGGCAATTGACTATTACATTTGAGGGACAAGAACCCATTACAGTTAATATGCCACGCGATATTGAAAGTATTGGTGAAGATGGTATGCCCCGTCGTAATAGACCACGTGCCAGTGGTGCTTGGACCGCTGTTCAAAATGTTATTTCAATCCACGATTGGCTACAGTTTGATGGTGCAGAAACTATTCAGCCCACAATTGTTAAACCACTAACACCCAGTATTGAAAAGATCCGCAAAGCATTGGGGCGTAAAGGCACTCGCTAAAATAGGAATTGGGGGTGGCAACGCCCCCAATATAAAATATGTTTGATAAAATACATCAAGAACTAAATGACTTAGTGTGGCAATGGCACGAACATAATATTGTCAATAATAAACCAATTACTTTAGAACAGTTAATAGAGAATTCTAACTTAGATGATGATACTCGTGCTATATTATTAGAAAAAGTCAATACTCCAATTGATGAATTAATTTACAATAGATTAAAAAATTACAAGGCATAATACTATGATTATTAATGGACAAGAAGTAGCAGCACGACCTATGCCCAATGCGGAGGGTGAACAGTATTTCCGCAATATGGTCAATCAAATAGCACAATATCAACCCGATGAGATTATTGCTGTAATGCGTAGCGGTGCAGCACTGGCTATGTGGACAGCACAACAACTTGAATTACCACTGGGTGCTTATTGGCACGAAAACAATACACTGGTTAAGCTGCCCAGCAGTAGAAGATTGGTGTTTGTGGATGACAATATTGTTAGGGGCACCACCAGAGCAAAATGCTTTGAATATTTGGCAACACTAGAGCAGGCTGAATACCAGCATAAACTGAATTACATTTGGGCTGTTCATACCAGTGATGCTTTTGGCACACCCATTGACATTAGAAATAATATTATACAGGGCGGAGTGCTGGATTATTTTGTAGAAGGACCATTGTGGGCACAACGCAAAATACCACAAGGTTATGATAACCCGTACAGGAATCAATCGTGACGGGATATGATTTAGATGGCGTATTGGTGCCAGACTTTGAACACATTGACAGCATAACCACTAGCAATGAGTTTTATAACTTATTGCTTGCTGTCAAACCCCTGTTTGTGCCACGAGGCGACTATGTTATTATAACTGCTAGGGACGCTGAACATAAGAGTGCTACACACACTTGGGCAAGGCGACATTTAACCAATCGCCCACAGGACATTTACCAATCTAGATTAACAGATGAAACACCTGCTGAGTATAAATGTCGTATGTTAAACACTAGACCACACATTGCCTATTATATAGAAAGCAGTGCTGATATTGTAGCAGAAATGCGACCCAATACCAAATACGCACAAGTTATGGTATGGTCAGAATATATTAACCAACAATTAAGGACGCTAAAATGATTGACTATGAAGACATTAGACGCACATTAAATGGTGTATGGCTTGTGGGCAAACAATTGGACATCAGCAGCAAGCCAACCAACAAAATGCTAATACCTGGAAAGGGTGTTGCTGATTTGCGATTGGTGCGTAAGATATACCAACAGCATTGTGTTAAACAGGGCATTGAACCAGTGGCATTAAACGCACCCGAACCCGATGCTGTTAATCATAACCTGTTCTTCTATGATTAACTGTGTTGCTTAAAAACAACACACTACACACAGGTTGACGTTGGCAGCCCGTATGCGTATAATAGGAAATGTAGCGGCACTGAACGCTACATTTTTTAACTTAAGGAGCAAGTTTATGGAAAAGACTTTTAAATTCGCTGGTGTTGCCCGCAATACCGAAGTTGGCAATCAATATCGTATGTATGTCACCAATAGTGCTGACCGTATGCGTAATATGGAAAATGTGCCCAAGTTCAATAATATTGATATGATTGAACTGATCCACCCAATGACCAAAGAAGCAGCAGCCCAATATTTGCTGACCATCAACTTTGCCGCTGGTGAAGCAGAAGTTGAACAGTGCCTTAACAAGGTATTGGGTTTGGGTAAATCCTCTAATACTAGGGCCAAGCCAGTAAAGGTGGATATTACTATTGAGCAACCGCAGACTGATGGTCAAACAGAACTAGAACGGCTTAAAGCCAAACAGGCAAAACAACAGGCTTTTTTGGATGACATTAGGGCACGCCTTAATGCGTCTCGAGCACCCAAGTTGGACGATTGCGAAGACGCACCATTTTAATCAATTGGGATGCGAGTGCCTGTATTAGCGTATACAGGCACATATAATAACCACCTGTAAAATAGGCATAAATATTGTTATGCCAAATATCGCTAACCCCAATATTAAAAAAATATGGAACTCGTATAGATTTATACGCGAGATTCGCCAACGACCTGCACATAAAGATTATGTATGGGCCAGTCGATTGCCATTAGAATGGCCCACATATAGAAGTTTCGAAACTTATGTGTTGGCCAATTGTGGCACTCCACCCACACCCCAACATATGTTATGTAGGCGTGATAGAGACCAAGGGTGGATAGCAGACAATTTGGAATGGCGAACACATAAAGAACTGGCCAGAACTTTTGATAGCACAATTAAAAAGACTTATCGCAAACGCACTCGTATGATCTCAGAATGGAGTGAGGCTTCGGGCATACCCTATGCCACAGTGCTGGGACGCATACACAGAGGCTGGCCTATTAAACTGGCCATTACTATACCACCCGATCAAAGATTTAATTCCTGGAGAAAAATCAATGCCAAAAACAATTCAACCACAACACCACATTGCGCTAACACTGACCAATAATAAAACAGCAGACTTTTATTATAGTGATCGGGCTATGGCCGAAACACACTATAATCAACTTGGGGCCACGATGAATTTGGGTGGGCAAGCAATTAAAACCATCAAGTTGGTACGAGCCACTAATCCGGCACTGACAGCATAAAATAGCGTAGCACAGCAAAAAGCGACTGTCGCGTAAAAACAACACAACTGATTCAACTTGACGGTCAGTCCAGACCTCCGTATACTTGTTGATGTAGCGATAGTGCTACGCAAACTTAAGGAGTTGATTATGGACATTGAAGATTTGGCTCGTCGAGAGTTCACGCGATTGCGTGAATATGGCTACACGGTAGAATGGGCATTGGATCGGGCCTGTGAGTTCGCATACGACACAACGGATTTGGACACTGTGGACGAGGACGAACTGTGCGATCTCAAGGCATTTCTTAGCCTGAACGACACTGTTGTAGATTAACAACACACACTGGGCAGATTGACACGCTGCCCAGATTCCCGTATAATGACTTATGTAGCGATAGTGCTACACAAACTTAAGGAGTTAGTAATGAAACTGAATTTAGAAGCAATCAAATGCTTGGCAATCGCTACGGCATTTAATCAAGCCAGTTGGTGTCCAGATACATCCATTGAAGAAGTGTTGGATCAAGATGAGCGATTTGAATTACTCATCAAATGGGCCAATGCTAATCTAAAATGGGCAGGTGTTGAAGCCACAGTTGATGAATATGCGATTGTGGAGGCATTGTGGAATGGCACAGATTTGGATCAAGTGTATGCTGAAATGGAGTGTGCAGAATGACACGCACAGAAATCATTGCTCGATTGTTGGCCACAGCGGATGAAGATACATTCGCTGATTTGGATAGTTTAACCCGTGAAGAACTGCTGGAATTGGCCAGTGTATTAGATTTGGAGTATTCAGAATGAAAGAGATTACTATTGGCGAGTTTCTTAATCATGTCAATGATTTAATTTACGACAATCCTGATTTGCTGGATATGTCATTGAATGGACTTTATGTTTATATGAATGGATGGGATGGCGACCGTATTGAAATTTCCACTAACGAACTGGAGTGCCAAGAATGACAAACGAAGACCATCGTAGGCTGTTAAAGACAGTGGAATTATTAAAGGTTCAAAAGTATTTGCGTGAATGTGCTAGACTTTTACGCCGATACCCAGAATACGACACAGTTCGAACACATACCGAAACCGCTTTGACTGAATTGCTAGCGGATGATTCTGTTGTAGAATAACAACACCGGGCTGGCCCACTTGACAGCCAGCCCCGACCCCTGTATAATGAACAATGTAGCGATTTTGCTACGACACACAGACAGAGTTAGACATGATTCAGATTCCCCAGAATTTGGCACCATACTATGCCCAATTGGACAAGAAGCACACCACCATTACCAATTATTTGTCATTGCTGACTACAGGTGGGCTGCCTTGCTTGCTGATTAGCGGTGCCCCAGGACTTGGCAAGAGCAGCGTGGTGTCTGAATACATTCGCGTCAATAACATACAGAATGCCCGGATTGTCAAAGGCCACGCTCGTGCCTTGAATCTTTACCATATGCTGTATACTCATCGTGAAGCAGGTGATATGCTGGTGTTAGATGATATTGACAGTGTATTCACTGACATCAGTGCTGCCAATATACTTAAGGCAGCAATGGACACTACTCCAGTTAGGCGTATATCTTGGGAGACGCAGAGCAATCTGCTTAAAGGCCTACAATGTCCTACTGAATTTGAATACCGTGGCAGTGTGGTGCTGATCACTAATATCGATCATACACTCAAGGCCAAAGAGAGCAGGAATATCAAGCCCATTGTAGACCGTGCTCACTACATCAATATGAGCGTGGACCATGGCCTTAAAGGTGCTTACATTCAGATCTCTTATATGGTATACTGCCATAATATGCTGGCACGCTATAACTTGAGTGCCCAAGACATAGCAGAACTCATGGCTTATATTGAACTTAACCTAGAGCGTCTTAATACTGTGAGTCTTAGGACTATTGTTAAATTGGCAGAACTGCGGACACTATTGCCCGACAGTTGGCTTACTGCGGCAGATGGCAGTCTGCTTCGTCCGGAGTAATCATTATGGATGACACGGTGATTACATTAGTAAATGGCCAGCAGGTCACTGCTGATGAGTTTTATACTTGGAGTGCCAGCAAGCAGTATTGGAATTTAGTTCCAAGAAGTGAGGCATTTCGTGAGTCAGCCTCACTCAAGCGTCAGGCTGTACAGACACCTAAAGGTTTATTTGACAGCGTAGGTGCAGCCGCTGCGGCATATAACACTAATCCCAATACCCTGCGTAATTGGATCTTTAAAAATCCTACAGAATTTTACTATTTGAATAACTCATTATCAGAGCAGAGACGCAAAAAAATGAGAGATGCTCAACTTGCCAGAGGTGATAAGTGTGGCCGTCCGCGTGGTCATGGGCTTAGTGCTGAGACACGCAAAAAAATGAGTGATACCAAGCGTAATAATCCTGCAATACGCTTAGACAAGCGTCGATGTGTTCATACACCTAAAGGTTTTTTTGACAGCCTAAAGGCAGCCACTCAAGCATATGATATCTCTGGTGATACTTTGCGTCGCTGGATAAAGACTAAACCTACAGAATTTTATTATGTGGAGAAACCATTATGAAACTATTACCTATCCTATTACTGCTAGCAGCCTGTGCTGATGATGGCTGTAGTTATAACACCACACGCTATAACAACAGAGACATACTAACTGGAGAATATACTACCATTGTGTGTAGTGATTCAATCTGCCCAAATCAACCCGTAAATCGCAGTTGTCGAGCGTTGTAGTGTAAATAACATACTATGGCAGAAAGAAAAACAAGAAAAACAGCCACCGTTGAGGTGACGGGTGTAGTGGTTGGGCGGGATAAGAAAGTTATCCCAGCCCAGGATGTGGAAAAGTTGGCCGGGATTGGCTGTAAGAATCACGAAATATGTGATTGGTTTGGGTTAGATGAAAATACCTTAACCTATAACTTTAGCGTGGAACTTACAAGAGGACGATCTTCGCTAAAGCAAAGCCTACGCCGGGCTATGCTGTATAATGCCATCAATAATAACAATGCGGCATTACAGATCTTCCTAGCCAAAAACTTCCTTGGAATGAGCGACACGCCTGTTAATTCAGAAGAAAACGCACCATTGCCCTGGGCTGAATAAATGCCACTGACTGCCGCACAACAAACCATTGTTGATGCACCGCAAAGATTTAAATGTATTGTGGCTGGCAGACGCTTTGGCAAGACCCATTTAAGCATTCGCCAACTTGCGTGGCATGCTAGACAGCCCAATCAAACTGTTTGGTATTGTGCCCCAACATACAGACAGGCCAAGATGATTGCTTGGAAGAAACTACGCAATCAAATGATTGACCTACGCTGGGTTAAAAAGATCAACGAAACAGAATTAAGTTTGGAGTTAAAAAATGGATCAACAATTAGTCTTAAAGGTGCCGACAATTACGACAGCCTCCGTGGGGTGGGATTGGACTACCTGGTTATCGACGAATTTGCCGATATCCACCCAGAGGCCTGGTATGAAACTCTCCGCCCTACACTTAGCGATAAACAAGGACACGCATTATTCATTGGCACACCCAAGGGACTTAATTGGGCCCACGATCTTTACACAAATGCTGAACAATTTCCTGATGAATGGGCCAGTTTTCAATACACCACACTCCAAGGTAGAAATGTTGCCCCTGAAGAAATAGAAGCAGCACGCCGAACGCTAGATGAGCGAACATTCAAACAAGAATATGAAGCCACTTTTGAAACATTCAGCGGTAGAGTATTCTATGCCTTTGAACGAAAACAAAATGTCCTGCCTTATACAGATCAATTACCTAAGGATCTGCACTGCGGAATTGATTTCAATATTGATCCTCTTACTACAGTGGTGGCTGTTAGACGCGGCAATACGCTACACGCAATTGATGAAATAAAAATCGCAGGCAGCAACACAGATGAATTGGTTCAAGAGATTCGAACCAGATATCCCACACACAATATCATTTGCTATCCAGATCCAGCAGGTGCGGCTAGAAAAACATCTGCCGCGGGTAGAACAGATCATACAATACTTAGAACAGCCGGGTTTCGGGTCCTAGCACCCAGCAGTCATAACCCTGTACGAGATGGTATTAATGCGGTGAATACATTATTACGCAGTAGTTCGGGTATAACACGCCTATTCATTGACCCTAAGTGTAAATATGTTATTGAATGTTTGGAGAAGCAGACCTATAAAGAGGGCACCAGCATTCCAGATAAAACTTCGGGATACGATCATATGAATGACGCACTGCGATATATGGTTGATTACTTATTTCCCATTAGACAGCCGGTTAAAGAGCCGGAATTCAAGATGTGGAGTCATCAAATAGGAACACGATAAATGGCAAATCAAACACTGGTCAATGACTATGCGAGACTTTCAGTCACCAACTTTGAATATGGTCGCAATAGACCACGCTGGACCTTTCTTTACGATTCGTATGTTGGCGGACAGGATTATAGATTAGGTGGATACCTTACTCGCTATGTGTTGGAACAGCCTGGAGAGTATAATGCCAGATTGCTCAATACTCCACTAATCAATCATTGTGCTGCCATCATAGCAGTGTATATGAGTTTCCTATTCCGCAATGACATAGCCCGCAATTTTGAATCGTGGGAAGGTCGTGCTGATTTAGACAGTTTTCTCAAGGATGCTGATTATGAAGGCCGCAATATGAATGCTTTCATGAAAGAAGCCGAATGTTGGGCTAGTGTTTTCGGCCACACCTGGATTGTAATGAGCAAGCCCAATGTGGGAGCCACCACATTAGCACAAGAACAAGAGTTGGGCATTCGTCCTTATATGAGTCTCATAAGCCCCTTGGTCGCGAACGATTGGCGTTGGGAGCGTAAGGTCACTGGTGAATACGAATTGGTATATTTCAAATACATCGAAGAAGTATTAGATCAAATGACTATACTAAAAGAAATAACTCCTACAGAAATTCGCACTTGGGTATTGGATGATGAAAACAAAGAAGCACACATAAAAAGCATAGAAGTCAATGAACTGGGCCGGGTGCCAGTGGTGCTGTTATACAATGAACAAAGCGTGGTCAAGGGCCTTGGTATTAGTGATATCAATGACATCGCAGATATTCAGCGTATGATTTACAATATGACAAGCGAGTGCGAACAATCAATTCGCTTGGACGGCCATCCCAGTTTAGTCGTGCCACCAACGGCACAATTAGGATCAGGTGCTGGTGCTCTTATCGTTCTCCAGGAAGGAACAGACGCGGGACTTAATCCTTATTATTTGGAACACAATGGCAGCAATGTGGACAACATTCGCAATGTGATTAAAGACTTGGAACAACAAATAGATCAGTTGGCCAATGTGGGTGCCATTAGAGCAACAGCAGCAAGAACCAGTTCGGGCATAGCATTGGAAACTGAGTTCTCTCTCCTTAATGCTCGACTTGCAGAAAAGGCTGATAATTTAGAACTATGTGAAGAGCAAATATGGGAATTGTTTGGGCAGTTCCAAGGTATAGAATGGACTGGATCAATCAAATATCCAGACAGTTTCAATATGCGTGATGTGGAGCGTGAATATCGCGAACTCAATTTGGCTAAGACGGCAGCGACCAGTCCTGAAGCCATAGCAGTCATAGACTATAGAGTGCGTGAATTACTAGATGATCCCAACTTACCAGAAGAACCAGCCAGCCATTTAGTATCACAGGGCTTACCAGCCGCAGGCCCGGTCAAGACTGGTCCAGTTGATCCACTACCGGCTATGAATATCACCAACCCTTCACTGCGACCACGCAGATATTTCTCAACAACCACAACAGGATTAGAATAAAATGAATCAATTGATTACCAGCCTACTAATGGCTTTTGCCAACAACTTTGCTTTCTATCTCAAGTCGCACCAATTCCATTGGGCAGTAATGGGCGATGACTTCCCACAATATCACACACTGTTGGAGGACATCTACACTGACGCACAAGAATCCATTGATGACTATGCTGAAGAACTGCGTCGTTTGGGAGTATTCCCTAAAGGTGATTTACGAGACATTATTGCTGACAGCCAAATTGCCGACACACCCACAGACGCAATGATCACAGATCCTCAAGAAATGTTTTTAGTATTATTGGGCGATCTTGCCACTGTTATTACTACATTACAAGACACCTTTGATGAGGCCACAGCAGTAAGAGAATATGGACTACAAAACTTTTTAGCAGATCGTATTAGTAGCCATCGTAAAACACAATGG